GATGGAAAAATGGTTGTCGCCATTGGGCTGGACCTATAACCACTCTCTGAGGCAGTGGCTAGACCCAACGACAGGGTCAACGGTTTGGTGTCGCTCTTACTTCAGGCCCGGCACAAGGGACGCAACTCATAACCCACTCGAGGGTCTTAACATCACCTCTGGGTGCTGCCTCATTGATGAGTGTCAGACGCTCACCGCTGAGGTAGCTCATAAAGCGCTTGGTCGTCTGCGCTCAGGTCCATCGCCCATCATGATCCTTGTTGGCCTTCCTGTGGCTGACGCTTGGTGGTGTGCTATGGCTGAGACTGCCGGCCTCTCCCCTTTGCTCTTCACGTCATACGTCAACAAGGCCCATCTCTCTGACGAGTGGTTTGAGGCCACTGAGTTGCTCCCTAAAGAAGAGCGTGAGGCTATGGTGATGAACAAGCCACGACCTCCCAGCGGCTTGGTCTATTCAGAGTTTGACGCTGAGACGATGGTGATTGATGATTGGGAGTACTCGCCAGAGATGAGCGCGAGGATAGCCATTGACTGGGGATTCAGGAAACCATCAGTGCTCATCCTCGCTCATGATGAGCGGCTAAACGCTGACGTCATCTGCGCTGAGCTGAACCCCAATGAGGTCACCATTGAGCAGCTCGCCTTGCTCATCCTCGCTATTGCTTGGCCTCGCTCGATTCAGGATCAGGCGCCAGCTCCTCGCATATGGCTTGATGAGGGTTGCGCTGACAAAGCCGGCAAAGCTCGCAACGACCAAACCGGCGCTTCAGCATTTCGAGCAATGCGAGCAGCTCCCCCCAAAGGTTTAGGGCTACCGCTGAGGTCAACCACTGATCCAATCAGGACGGATATTCTCAACGGGGTGCAGAAGCTCAAGCGAGCATTCACGCGGCGTCAGTATCTCATCACTCGTGAAGTCTGGGACGCTGGCGAGAGAGTACCCGGCAACTCAATCAGGAAGGCGCTGCTCTCTTATCAGTGGGAGCGAACCAAGGAGCAACCAAAAAAGGATGGACGCGAAGACCCACTTGACGCGCTCAGGTATGACTGCATCATGTGGCGATGGGCTGATGATTCCACAGTTGACCGGCGCAAGTATCAACCCAGAGCCTCACCACGATCACGGAAGGTCAGGGTTGGAGGTGCTAAAGCAAGAAGGAGCTTTTAATGAAAATCTATGATGATGATATTGGTGAGGTGATCCTCATTGACTCGATGGGAGAAGATGCAACGCCAGCTCACGCGGCGCGGGTCAGCTTCGCTCACCTCCACCAAGGGCGCTCTGAGGACGTGAGCGAGAAGGATGAGAAGCTGATCAAGTACTTAGCCACCAATGGTCACACCTCACCCTTTGAGCACGTCACTGCGAGCTTTGAATTGACGGTGCCGCTCTTTGTCGCTCGCCAGATCATGAGGCATAGAACGTTCAGCTTCAATGAGGTCAGCCGCCGCTACACCTCCAAGGACATTAGCGTTTATCAACCCATCAGCATCAAGCAACAGGCTGTAGATAATCTCCAGTGTTCCTCTAACCTCGAGGTTCAAGAGTCGGTCTATTGTCAGAAGCTCATCGAGGGTGCAGCCTCCACAGCGCTGGCCATCTACAACGAATTGATCAAGCGCGGCGTAGCTCGTGAAACTGCTCGCTCAGTTTTGCCGGTGGCTACCTATACCTCCTTTTGGATGAGCGGCAATCTTCACAACTGGGTGAAGTTCATCAAGTTAAGGACTTCACCTCATGCTCAACTGGAGACACGCCTAGCGGCTGAAGCGATCCGTGTGCAGCTCCTCGAGCGTTACCCGGTCAGCATGTCGGCGCTCACCAATGAATAAACATATTCTCTTGAGGCTTCAGCAGGCTGAGCTCTTAGGCCAGATGTCAACGTGTCCACGCGGTCAAGTCGGGGCTGTGATCTTCGAGCCCTGTAGCTGGGTGGTGGTTGCTGATGGTTATAATGGGCCTCCCAGAGGAGGCGGCGAGCTCTGCGGTGAGGATCACTGTAGGCGAGACCTCTTGGAGATCGTCTCTGGGTCGATGACTGAAACGGGGTGTCATCACGCTGAAGCCAACGCCATCGTTAACGCGGCGAGACGAGGCGCGGTAACTCGAGGTGCTTGGCTTGCAGTTACAAGAGCTCCTTGTTTGAGTTGTGCTAAGATCGTCCATCACGCTGGAATCAAAAGGGTCTTTGTTTTTGCTTCCGAGTCGGAACCAAACCTAAGCGGCGTGAGTTATTTAGAACAACATCAAGTGAGCGTGGAGTATGTTGAACGAGTCAGAGCAATATAAAGAGCGGTCGCTCACAATTGTGCTTTTAGACTTGGTCAACTCAACTGGCTTTGTTGAGACCGCTGGCGCTCAACGTGCAGCGCGATGGTTCCAGTACCACGACCGGCTGGCGCGCTCCCTCCTCTATCGCTTCAACGGTCGAGAGATCGACAGATCAGATGGCTTCCTCTTCACCTTTGACCGAGTGTTTGACGCGCTCAACTTCGCGTTGTATTACCAACAAACGATTCCACAGAAGACCAGAATAAAGGCGAGGATTGGGATTCATTACGGAAGCGTTGTTGAAGTTCATCAACATGAGCTCTTAGTTTTAGTTGGGGCCAAGCCTATAGAAGTAGAGGGTCTATCTAAAAACATCGCGGCTCGAACCATGAGCCTAGCTCAACCTGATCAAGTCCTAATGACCAAGCCAGCGTTCGAGCGAGTCAAGAACCGATTCGACGCGATGACCCCGAAAGGGACGCGCTACGCTTGTGTGGGGCTTTACCGATATCAAGGCGTCAAAGAGGCACAGGTCGTTTATGCGGTTGGCTCTGACATCAAGACGCTTCAGCCTCCACAGTCAACCGCTAAGGTTAAGAGGTTGGGTGGACCCAAGAGGGTCAAGTCACGAATGAGACACAAGACTTTTTTGGAGTGGGCTGAGTTTATCCTGCTCTTTTTATTTTGGTTAGCTCTGGGCTATTTGGTCGCTCACATGTGGCCATACATTAAATTTAAATTTTCGGAGTGGTGGAATGAACAACGATGAAGAAAAGAAAACAAAACGCGGCTGGTGGTTCTCTGTAATCTTTATGGGTTTGGTGATGGGCCTGATTATCTTTTTGGCTCGCGTGGAGATCATCGAGAAAAACCGAGACGTGCTCATTGGGATTCTCGGGATGATCACAGGCTCAATTTCTTCAATGCTTGCAATCGCTTCAGGGCGTGACCCTGCTGAGGTCGATGAGCTCAGGGCTGAAGTGGCCAAGCTCAACGCTGACAGAGCAGCGCTCATCGCTCGCTTGAGAGACGCTAATATTCAACTACAACTTAAAAATGATCATCTATTAGAATTACAATTATCGATGATAAAAGCTTTAACGAAACTAGAAGTAGATTTTGTTTCAGAAGAAGTTGAGCTTCATGAACAAGTTAAGGAGTGGTTACCTTCTGTTGAAAAAACAGAATTAAACAGCTAGACTTAACAGAATGATAAGGAGCGCCCATGAATGAGCGTACAACACCCAAACACCTAAGAGCGTCAACGCCTCGCTTTGGCGTCAGGGGCATCACAGGGACTCAGCTAAATGGCGGGGCCTTGTCGGTTGAGTCTAACCCAGAGCTCACCGGCCTCAATTGGGTGCAAGCTGCTGAAGAGATGCTAAGGACTGACCCCATCGTGAGGCGCTCTTGGCACATGTTGAGACAGACTCTTCTCAGTGCAAGCTGGCGATTCACTCCGGGGGTTGAGGGAGACTTAGTGTCTGAAGAGCTCGCCAGATACGCCAACGAAGCGTTTGGCCTAGATGGTCATTCGGGACAAATGGAGAGCTCATGGGAAGAACAACTAAGCTATCTTTTTGAATTTGTCCCTTTAGGTTATCGCTACGCTGAAGAGGTTTATAAAGTTGGTCCTGACTCAACGGGAAAAGTTAAGGTTTGGCTGAGTCATTACGCAGACCGAGAACCAAGCGCTCACAGCCGCTGGTTAAGTCGCGACTCTCAGCACCTCGATGGGGTGCTCCAAAACATGGTAGGGTCAGGTAAACAGCCAGAACCTATCCCAGCTAACAAGCTACTCTTGTTAACCCTCAACCGCACTGGGTCTAACTTTGAGGGTGTTGGAATGTTGCGCCCTGTGTGGTGGTGGTGGCGAACTAAGCAGCGTGTCTCAAACCTCATGTGTGTGGGTCTGGATCGTTGGGCTGTCCCGACTCCCAAGGTAGTGGTTGACCGCTCAACCGCTGAGCAAATCGGGCTCACTGATGGCGATATTGACGCGATGATCAACGACGCTGAAGCTCAGGCTCAAGCGTTCATCTCATCAGAGCAGAGCTATCTTGTTGAGAACTCAGCGGTGAAGTTTGAGACATACGCCGCTCAGCCTAGCCTCTATGCTGATGGCCCAATCAATATTATTTCAAAATGTGACAGCCAGATAGCGGCGGCCTTCCTCGCCCAGTTTGCAGATCTTGGTCAGACTGAAACCGGCGCTCGATCAGTGGGAGAAATTCACCTCTCAGTATTTAGGCGAGCTGCAATTAACCTCTGTGACTTGGTGGCGGCTCAGGTGAGCGGTCCAGACCGTAGAGGCGGCGGCACGATTGGCCGGCTGATTCGCTGGAACTATGGAGCGGTTGACCCTTCAAAGCTTCCTCGCCTCACTCACACCGGCCTTGATACTGATGAGCTTGGAAGCTCCCTTAATGCTCTGCCTCAGTTGGTGAGCGCTGGCCTCATCACTCCTGACGATGAGCTTGAGCGCGTCATCAGGGCGAAGATTGGCGCCGGTGATTTGCCAGAGGATGCTCAGAGGAGTGCAGGCGCTAGGATCCCCACCTTTGGCGGTGGTGTGTCTGCTCTTGCTGAGACCCTGATCAAGAGGCGGCGCAATGGTTAAGGCGATCAAGAAGAAGAAGAGGACCGAAGCCCAAACGCCGGCCAAGCCTCAAGAGCGCATCAGAGGAAGCAAGGCCAATCCAGAAGGATCAGCCAGCGGCTCACGCGGCGGCATTGAGATTGGTGAGCGAGCGCTGAAAGCGCTTGAGAATATGAGGGACAGCCATAATGAACGGTACACGAACGCTCAGCGCCAAGTTAATATGGGTCAGCTTAAAGCTGTTTATCGTCGCGGCGCTGGCGCTTTCTCTGTTAGTCACCGGCCTGGTATGACTCGAAACGGTTGGGCGCTGGCTCGCGTTCGAGCGTTCCTCAAACTGGTGGGTAAGGGTGAGCGGAAGAAAGCTTACACCGGTGACCTTGACCTTTTGCCTGATGGTCACCCATCCAAGCCAGCAGCCGAGAAGAAGACAGAGCTTAACCTGAAGCGATACGATCACATTGATTTTACTCCACCCAAAGGAGCTCAAGAGGCAGGCAAGCGAGCGCTTGAGGTGAGAGAGAGCAAGCCCATCTCTCAACGAGGTATGACCTCAGTGGGCATCTCTCGAGCTCGCGACCTCGCCAACGGTCGAAAGATGAGCCCTGAGACCGTCCGCCGAATGCTCGCTTATTTCACTCGTCATCAATCTGACAAGCAAGGCTCAACCTGGGACTCTCAAGGGAAGGGCTGGCAGGCTTGGCAGGGTTGGGGCGGTGACGCTGGATTCGCATGGGCTCGAAAGGTAGTTAACCAAATGAACGCTGCTGACAAAAAAGCGCAAGCGCTCAGGGCATACTCTGAAGCGCTCTCAGCTCAACACACTTATGATATTCCTGATGGCCTCACCATTGGCCGGCCTTTCAAGACGCTGTCTCTTGGTCAGGTCAGCTCTCGAATGAGCGGTAAGGATATCGGCAAAGAGATCACTATGGAGATGCTCAGTGAAATGGTAAGAGTTTTTAACGCTCGCCGCGCTGAAGATCCTGTGGTGATTGATTGGCAGCATGCCACCTCTCCTTACCAAGACGGTCCACCAGCTCCACCTGAGAGCGGCAACGCTTTG